CAAATGGTGACATATCTTGTTCTATTTGATTTTTTTGTTCTTCATATAATCTTTTTCTTACATCCTGATCTGTCAATTCCTTAAAGTAATCCTGTGCAACTAACCAGGCATAAATTACCAAACACATTGCCAAGTCATCATTACAACCTTCTTCTGCCTCAAATGAATTGTGCTTTTGAATGAATGTTGTCAATTCACTCATAATTTCGTAATCATTAAAGATGAGTTTATTCTCTTCAACCATTGTTTTGAGATTTAGACATCCAATTTTTTTAACGGTTTTGGACATCTTCACACCAAGTTGAGTTTTCTTTCCAGAAAATCCTTGTCCAACAATTTGACCTGCCCTACCTCTCATAGAACACATCAGAAGATTTTGATATTCCAAATCATACTGAAGAATACTTGCTACTTGATCACCAACATCATTTACTTCACATAAGATATATGAATTGTTATAACTTTTTGCAACATCGTAAATTATGCTCGGAAATAGCATAGGTTTAATTTCATTATTTCTATATTTTGCAACAACTTTATGCGGAAAACTGGTAATATCAACAACTGTAAATGCAGAGTAATCGTTTCCTACCCCTCTAGCAACGTCTACAGTGATTAGGTAATCGTGACCATCCTGTACATCTATGTGTACGTCTAAACCCCCGCTACTTGTCTTAGGATTGTCGTATACGAGGGCTCTGAGTTTAGATGGTGCAATCAGAGTATCAACGGAACCAAGAAACTCACATTCAAACTCAACCTTGAATTGTTGTTCACTGGTATTTGCAATTGTCTCTGCTTTCCATTTCTCATCCCTACCAGGAACCTCACTCCAATGAACGTCTGTGAATACATATCCATTTTTACCACGTTCGGCATCGTGCCACATACGGTAGAAATGATTCATACCGTGAGGAGTGGAAACTATAATAACCTTTGTGCTTTTACCAGAAGTAATTGTTGGATATACCGAAGCAAAGAATGAATCTGCAATATGATTTGGAACGAATGCAAATTCATCCAAAAAGAGGATATTGAAAGACATACCACGAACCGCAGAAGCAGAAGTAGAAGCAGCCAAGATTTTACTTCCATTCTCCAGTTCAAGAGAACCTTTGTTCCAAGATATAATTCCTTGTTGCATCCATTTGGGTAGATTTTCATATGCAGTTTGAAGACGATCTAAAAGTTCTCTTGCGGTTGCTGCCTTGTTTGCAAGAATACCAATATTCACATTATCATTGAATACTGCATAATGAAGAAGATATGACACAACAGTTGTAGACTTACCAGTCTGACGTGGCATCTTACAAATATTGAATCTACTATTATGAAAGTTGTTAACCAACTTTTCCTGAAACGGATACATCTTGAAGGGTTGTAATCCCTTATCAAGAGTTACGATCTGTACGTAATTCTTTGCAAAATATACTGGATCTTCTTTGCACTTAATAAATTGAAGAACCTGATCTTCTGTAAATTCAATAGGGGTATTTGCTTTTTTTAAAAGCGGATTACCAAGATATACATCAGACATACTGTATTAACAGTTCCAGGCTCTAAGTGACTTATTTATTCTTGAATCTGGATCGTTTGCTGTTTTTGCTGATGTTAGTTTCTTTTTCATTCCTTTCATACGAGCACAAAAGGAATTTCTACGAGAACCACCTTCTGGTTGAGGTGCTTTTAAATCACTTCCTGGATTCTCTCTTTCATAAGACTTACGACCCTTTTCATTAAGTCCACCGCTTTCTGACTTTCCTTCCTTTCTTTGCCACGCCGCAACTTCTTCAATAGTCTCTTCACCAATAGTCTTATTATTCATCAAATAGTTTTTTGATTTTGTATTGTCCACATAAATGAGTGCTTGTCCTGGAACAAATTCTGCAACCTTATATGTCAGTATTCTGCAATCAGGATAAACTTTTTGAATTTCATATTCAATATCTTTTCTTGTGGGAAGTTTTGTTTGTGGAAAAAACATTTTTGTTCCATAGGTTTTTCCTCTCCAATTCAACATCACCGAAATAATATTGCCGGTTGTAGCAGGAAGACGAGTTGCCTCACTTACTTGTTGTACAAATCCTTTGATTGGTTCTGGTTTGATAACATCAACAACTTCTGCAAATGTATTTCCATTTACATCTTCAATTGTTACATCTTCATTTTTGGTTTTATTTCCCCAATTTCCGGCACCAACTTTACGGCATTTTACAAGTGCTCCTGATGCATATGCACTTGGCCAAATTTTATATCTTGATTTTACTTTTTCTTTACACGCATCTTCATTCACAAATTCTTCAGTTGCAACATTTTTTGCTTGTCCTGATCTATCTGGATTTGGATCTTCTCTTCTTTTTCTTTTTGCTGCACTATCTTCTTCTTCTGGGGACATTTCTGCTGACATTTTAGAACTACCACATTTTGGTTTAGTAGTTTGTCCTGGTTGTTTTGCACAAGATTTACCTGCATATTTTCCACCTAATTGAACCCATCCAGGCTTTCCATCAGAAGATTTACTTTTAGAAAACCAGTCGTGAAGTGACGAATCTCCAGACTTTGATTCTTCTTGAAGTTCTTCAAGAATTTTTGCAACAATTCCTCTATGTTCCTTTAGTTTTGGAACACAGTTTGGAACCATTCTCTTTCCTTTTTTCTTTAAACCCTCCTGCTTATATCCCACCCAGCAAGATTCTTCCATCTCTCCACTTGCAACGTAATCGGCAGCAGTATCAATATAATCTGCTGCCTTGGTAATTTTTGATTGAACCCAAGCCTCAATATTTCCTTCACCCTTTCCCATTTTCTTTTGAAGTCTCTTTATGGCATCTGACATCGTAGCAAGTTCTGATCTTGCCATAGAATATTCGTGATCTTTCACAGAAACCTTATCCCAAGCTTTTCCACCATAAGAACATTCTGATCTTGTTTCTCTTTTGTCACAAAGAGGACAATATCTTTGCTCGTCTAATGCTTCCTTTACATCTTTGAATTTTCTATGTTCCTTTTTTGCTGATGCTTCCATTTTTTTAAGTCGCGTATAGTAATCAGGAATTTCGTCTAAATGTTGAAGAGCAATGTCCATAGCAAGAGTATGATCTTTGGTATGTTCGTGCTCTATTGGTTCTCCTATATCCAGTTGCTTCTGAATAAAAGAAACATCCATACGATGCTTCTTTGCAATCTGTTCAACTGTTTTGTGAGACTTCAGTTTAGGCATTTTTATTTTTATTTATGCTTTTCCTGGTAGTTTTTCCCATATCACAAAATTGTCAACATCCAAATGATTGGATTTAATGGATTCAATCTCTTCTTTTTTCAAAGAGTTTGGTATAATTATGGCCGAAAGATCTTCAATATCGTCATAAACATAAAAACATTCTCCACCATTAAATCTCTCATCAAGTTCGTCAACCTTTGATTCAAAATCTTCTCTAGAAAAACGTTCCATAAATTTTACAAAATTGTTATATATTATCTATTCATAATGTAAATCATAAATTCACAATTATATTCTTCGATAAAGTTATCATCAAATATATTTTGTGTAATTTCAATTGAATTTCCGTGAGATATATTTTGAGTAGTGCAAGACATAACTTTATAATTTTTAAATTGAGTCAAATAATTATCTCTAAAAATTTTAAAATTATCTCTGCCTCTTGCATATTTTAGATGCATTTCAATTGCCATAAAGTCAACATTATTTAAAAGAAAATTCATATTCTCATCTTTGAATATTGAATACTCACCACCCTCACAGTCAATTTTTAAGAAGTTTATGTGTTCAATTTGATAGTCGGATATAATTTGCTTGAATGAAGTAGTTTCAAAGTTATCTTCTCCACCAAAAATATTAACTTTCTCCAATGATTCGTCGGAAATTGCTTTATTAATATAGATCAAAGGATTTTGCTTGGCATTTAAAAGATATTCAGAACAATTTTTAGAGAGAGTCTTTAATAAATTTTTGGAAGGTTCTACGCAATAAACTTTTTGAGGATTCTTATTTAAAATTGAAGAAACAAAAGGACCCACACTAGCACCAATATCCATTACAATGTCATTTTGCTTAACCTCTTTCCAGAATCCATAAACATTTTCGTCTTGTATTTCTCTTTTAATGGTTACAATATCCGAATAAGTTAAGTTTGCCCAATCAAAGTCATCATTAAAAATATTATCAATAGTATTTTTAATTTCACCTCCAATACGAATTATATTGTCGTGAATAAGTTTTTTATCTTCATATGGAAGATCGTAATTATCAAGAATGTAATTAAAAGTTTCTCTTGCTTCGTCACCTTTACCCCACCAGTATGCAGATATTGCCTTACCAAAAAGCAGTCCATACTTTCCAGGATATTCAACATCACATTCCAATGCTTCCAAATTAAACTCACATACTCCTAATGCCTGACATGCATACGCATAACAATCTGACCATTGATTTCTTTTTTCATGAAATTTGCAAGCTAGGTAGTATGCCTCAGGTCTTTTTGGTAAAATTGATATTGCTTGCAGTAGTATTGATTTTGCAGTATTATCTCTAGTTCCTTGCTTCTCATAACAAAAATAACATTTGATTAGTGAAAGATACTGAAAATTAATATCATCAGATCTTTCGGCAGATCTTAGAAAATATGATAGTGCTGGAGCAGTATGTCCTTCTCTTTCATACCAAAGACCTATTAAAAAATTAATCTTTGGATTTTCAGTGTCGTGAGCATATGTCTCCAACAGTTTTTCTAATTCAGTTTTTTGATTGTTCATAATAGTTTCGATATTAGAGTTGATTCCTTGAGTTTTCCACCAATTTGATAAAAATTCTTGAGAGTAATAGTGGTTGTTTTTTTGACCATCCTTTACATCAGCATCATCTTTTGAAGAAAAAGTTGATTCAAAATTTGTATATTCTACAAACAATGGAATTGTATAAGTTTTTCCAGAAGAATAAATGATATTCTCAATTAGAGGCATTATATCTTGATTTGATAATTCAAGATTATATGTATTACCAATACAAAAAGTATCAATTATTTTTTTAGCATAAGATCTGGTAAGAATATATGCAGTAACTGACCAATCATCCCACCACCTTTCTCTCAACTTTATTTCCAAATAATCTCCTCTTATGGGAAGAAGTTGAATACAATCCCAATCGGAAGGAAGATTTGATACAAACTCTGACCAAGTAAAGTTCCAATGCTCTACTGTTTCCAAACTCAAATCATCTTCACAAAAGAAAGCATAATCTTCATTAGTGGTATTATACCATTCTTTAATTGCTTTAAGATGTGAAACGCAGCATCCAGTTGTTCCTGCATTTAATTGATGAAGATATTTTCCAGTAACTATATCATCACATTCGGCAAATCTTTTTGAGATAATTGGAATTGGTGTTATTCCATATTGCGAAAATTGCCCAGTAATATTTTTTTGACGGTCTAGACTTTCCTCAAGAGATATGTAATATGCTGTTGGAAAATCTTTTAGTTTATTTGTAAATAATTTTTCTGCAACATAAAGATGTTCATTAATTTGAGTTAAATCCCATTTTATTTTAGATTGAAAATAATAATTTTTATCTTCTGTAAGGTGAAGTTTCTTGTTCTTTTTAATATGAGCTTGTGTTATGGCATAATCTGTTTGCCATTCAAGTTCATCTCCACAATATCCTTGTGACTGTACTCCCCAATAAACTTGATGGTTCAGTTCACTATCTTTATGATATGCTTTAAAATTTTCTAAACGCTTTTTGTCTGGATGGGGAATGTGAAAAAATGTATGGTCATAATTTATTCTAATATGATTTAAACCAAAAAGTTCAAGTCTTCGATAAATATCATCATCTTCAAAGGCATAATATTCTCCCAAATTCTCATTATATCCACCGATCTTAATTAAATTTTCTTTTGCAGTGTAAAGAAGACCATACAAATGCTTATAATATGGAATGGAATAAGTAAAATACTGCCTTATATCCTCAAATGACATTTGAGTATGATCTATTACATAAGCATTTTTTTCTTGATTATAAAATTCATAATTCTTACCACAGGGTTGTCCACTAACAAAACTATTTTTATCAATATTATAATTTTCAAAGAAATTGTAATATGGATTGATAACATGATCAGAATCCAACTTAAGAATGTAATCTCCTGTTGTCAAACTTAATGCAAGATTTAGAGGTTCTGGTTGATTAAAATATTCTTGATTTGGTACGGATATAATCTTAATTCTAGGATCTAAATTTGTAAGATCGTTTAATGATTCATCAGAACTCCAATCAACAATAATAATTTCTGAAATTTGGGAAAATGATACCCATGAAGATAAAGCTATTTTGAGGGGTGCATTTCTATTCTTACATGCACAAATTATTGATACACTCATGGTTTTTTCTGCTCCAAACCAGGAACATCGGTCCAATTTAATTCTTCCTTAATATCCGTTGGATTTATTTTTACAACTTTTTTATTCAAGTCTTCAAAAATAAAATCCTTGACAAATTTTTGAGATACTCTGAGAAGATATGCAGCATTATCCTGAAATCCAAATGTAATCAAAAAGTCATTGCCATATTCGCACATACCAACAGCAAATTCAATTTCTGCCTCCATAAAGGAAAATTGTTTTGATACTCTTATATTACTCCAATCTTTATCCCACATAACAAATCTGTGGCGATAAGTACCATCCTTTCTGTCTTGCTCACTTCTGTGCAGAAATGTTTCGTGACAGAGGCAAAAATATTTGTCACCCAAAGAAAGGACTTGGGAACCTCCTCTCAAATCAATACATCCAAGATCTTTCCAATCTGTAACAAGTACTTGTTCAGTAGTATTTGTTTCTGTATCATATCTAACAATTTCAGTACCATTGGTCCACTTCACAAAATGAAAGGGCATATCCAGAATTGGCATCCAATTCTTTTCACAATACCCTTCATTTGATCCTGGAGTTGGAATACGATACTGTGCGATTTCTTTTACACCATTATCAGTAATTTCAATTTCTGATAGCTCCATTCTACCAGTACCAATTAAGTCTAAGTCTCTTCTTACACCACAGATATAAAGTTTCCCATTCCAACGAACAATACGAGCATCCTCAAGTCCAACAAATTCCCAAAGTTCTTTATCGGGAAACATTGAGGTGTCAATACGATGATATGATTTGATGCTCATATCATCGTTCATTTCACAAAAAATATTATTCGTTCTAAGTTTTATATCATTTTCTGGATGAATATAAACAAGAGGTCCCCAATGATGTTGGTACTTCTTTTTTTCAGAATGATAGAGAGTATAATTAATATTTCTAATATTTACAAAAATCTTTCCATTATCATTATAAATTGATGGATTTGTAAGTCCGGGCCCTTTTAAATCTGATGAAGGAATAATTAATGGGTGAATACTTCCACCATTTTCCAATGCATATTTAACGAAATTCATACAATCATATAATGTTGTTTATTATATATTAGACAATTTGGGATGTATATTTTATGCCTGAGATTCTGTCCAAGTAATTCGGGCATTAACTTCTAATGGTTGAGAAGATGTAATTGAAGAAGTGTTTGTTGGTTTAATTGCTACGGTAATTATGTCTGGACCATTTGGAAAAACTCCATCCCCACCATTAATACAATTACCCAAGTCAGTAATATTGGATAAGTCAAAATTACCGGATACTGATGATCTCTTATCTGAAGTAGTATTTGCAGACCCACCGGAAGCACGAAGAGAGTATAGAATTGTTCCACCAACTATAACATCACCTTTACCGTGTTTAATTAACTGGGATAGTGATGGTTGACTAACTGCTGTATAATTTTTTGTACTTAATGATCCATTAAGTATCAAATTAACCTCACAATCGTGTGTTAATGTTATTCCAAGTTCTTTTAGTTGCAATTGCATTCTATTAATAATTTCTCTGGCACCTAAAGATCCTGCCAAATTATTGTCAACCGAAGGTGCCAATCTGATACTAATGAGTGGAATATTATCAATCAATAAATCAGATTCGGATGAGTTAGCTCCTTGGGCAGCACCAATATAAACAGTTGATCCAGAAGCAACACTTGGATAAGATGCTGGATAATTGGAAGACGATGCTATAAGAATAAATGCATTTACAGCACCGGAATCAAACTGCGTATAAGATATTTTTTGTCCAGTTAGTCCAGATCCATATAGTGGAGTTCCTGTAGTCAATTTTGGTGATACGGAAGTTGCAAATGGAATTCCTACAAAATGATCCCATAAACGAGTAGATTGGTTATAATTTGACCTGAGAAAGGAAGCTGCAGATGTTGTTGCACTATTAACCTGACCATTTGTATATGAGAGTGTATTTGATCCCGCAGTAAATTGATATGCTTTATCATCATCAAATCTTCCATCCATAATTACAGAAGTTCCCCAGTGAAATATACTTGGAACATAAGTAGGAGTTCCAATATTTTCAATTTCATATCTTGCTGGAATATTCCCAGATCTCATATATGCTTCAGTAAGCCTATTATTGTGAATAAACTCGTGAGTATATTTAACCCTACCATAAGTATCTTTAAATCCAAATCTAATCTTACCTGCACCATACCAAGAGTAGTCCATATATGCCATTTGAATCTTCGTCTTGTCCAGAAGATATCCAGTTGCACCATTTCCGTCACATACATCAATATTCCATTCTGATTGTGGAACTCTTGTATTCACAGTTTTTGTAATAATTACATTATTTGATGATATTCCCCTATATGCTGGTTGAATGTGCAATTCAGTATTGCTTATAATACTTGTTATCTTATATGATTGACCTCTAATAACAATATATGAATCTGCGGATAAAGTTCCAGTATAATTTGTACCAGTACCATAAACAATATTGCTATTCTTTGTTACTTGAGATCTTCCTGGTACTTGTTGAACAGATGACCTTCTAACGACATATACTGTTGAACCATCATATTCATAGTAAAAACCATTTTGATAATCATACATTCCTGCCCTAACTACACTATTTGTCCAAGTTGAAATGGTATATTCAATAATACCTCCAGGCAATGATGTTGATGGTGTAGTATTTGTTGTATATGTAAATGTAAAGTCTGTTGCAGAGGTTACAGTAAATGACCCATTGTATGCCGAATCTGCAGCACCTGATATTTTTACCGAATTTCCAGATACTAATCCATGAGCATAAAATGTTGTTACTGTTGCTGTTGTCCCAGTTCCGTAGATAGATTCTACAAGACGAGATGGATTAAAATTAATTGCAACAGAACATTGAATCCCTTTACCAGACTGGTATCTAAAATACTTACGAGTCTGCCTAACAATAGAACTATTTGGAGATTTACCACAAGTGATTTCAACACCTCCATCAAATGGTCTATGTTGGAATGTACCATCTGCTCTTACATAAGCCTTTGTAGATACCAAATAAGTTGCAGAAGATGATGTAAATCCTACCGGTTGAGTTAAATAAAGTTTTGAATCACTTAAAATTGAACTAATTTCATAATTTACTAATGATCCTGGAGTTGAAGATGCATTTTTTATGATGAAAGTATCTCCATCTTTAAAATACCTCTTAAACAATGAACTAGGATCTCCAGAAACCAAACTACTATCCGATGTCACACTTACAATTCCTGGTCCAACTGCCGATCCAGAAATTGAATTAATTGCTAAATTGAAATTTCCTGAAGTGGTGGTAGCTATTCCAACATTATTTTTATCAATTGCATATTGATATGTTGATGCAAGTTTTAAATAATTTTCATCAAATGGAATTGCATAATAATCAGTTCCACTTGTAATTCCTGGTATTTTATCGGATGAATTTGTTTGATTATATATTACCTTTTGACCGTTATTTAATCCGTGAGAATCTAATTTGAGATAAACAATACCTGATATATCAACTACATTTGCACTTGTAAAGTTTAAGTATCTTGTTGGAACTTGATAATCTAATCCAATGTTAAATTGATTTGAACTTACTGAAGATAAGTTGTAGTATCCATCAAGAGTACCAACTAAACTTTTTGCCTTGACTACTAATGGGCTTGTTCCAGATCCTGAAATGTCATATGTTTTTTTATTTGAATCGGCACTTCTGAATGAAACTCTATTATCATTGGTGGATATAACTTCTGCCGTTGTCGTTCCTCCCACAGTAAAAGAAGGAAGAGTTAGTGTATTTTTAATATTTGTGGCAATTGACTGTACAATACTTTGAACGGATGTCACAGATCC